CCCAAGACTTGACCGAGCGTAGAAAAGTATTGTCCGGCACTGAGTTGCCACCTTCCCCAACCCCTTCTGAAAACAAGGAGACTCCCGATGAGTAAGTTTGCAGAAACCAAAACGTTTGCTGAGTTCGAGGCTCAGTTGAAAGTCGACGGCGCACGCATGGACACCGAAGACGTGGTGTACACCCTGATGTGTGCAGGTTTGTTCGACGGCATCACACGCAACAAGCCCGGGTCCAGTGAGGACTTCGATGTTGTCAAGGCACGCATCGAGGCCATGCTTGATTCCGACCCCGGCCTTGCCAACACCTTCATGATGATGAGCGTTGTCTCGTCAGTTGCCAGCGCGTTCCGCTCCCGCATGAACCTGATGGAGAAGAACGCAGACATGATGATGCGTTTGACCGAGGTCTTCAATGAGGCCAAGGCTAACGACGGCAGCATCCCCGCCGATCATGTGGAGATGTTGCTCGACAAGGTTCAGGATTTGGGCCGCTTCTTCAAGAAGAAGTCAGTCGAAGCCAGCGACCACTACGAGCGCACGTCTGAGGCGTCCGCCGATGCTGCCATTGGCAACATGAAAGCGTACACCGAGAAGATGGTCAAGCACAAGACTGAGATGCAGCGCGGTACGCTCATCGAGTTGGTGCAGAAAGCCGTCAACGATGGCTTGCCCCCGCACGAGGCTCACTGGCCCGTCTCCTTCTGTCTTGGAGACGATGAGTGGCAAATCATCGAGAAGTTGCATGCTGTCATGAGCGCCCTCAAGAAGTCCGGCGACAACCCCGCTGACTTGGACATCCAGCAACTGAAAGACTTGCTCGACGATGAGTGATGCTGCAAACCCGTTTGAGGACTGCCCCCCCGTCATGGGGGGGTATCCTCATGATACTTCTAAGCACTGGCCCAAAGAACAAGGAGAACCCATGAAAGTTCACGGCCTTCTACTGTTGCCCAACGGCACCCGACATGACGTGTCCTGCGATGTTGATTCGTGGGACGATCTTAAAGAAGATCACGGCGTCACCTTCTTCGACATCGTGCGTGGCAACCAAACCACCAACCAAGCCACCATCTTGGTGGACGATGAGGGGTTGCTCAAGGACAACAACCCGCTCAACTTCTGGTCGGTTGTTGTCTGTCCGCTGTTCGAGATCGGTCAACCCTTGACCGGACCCATCTGGATCTTCGGTCCTGCCAATGACCAAGGTGAGATGACCGACATCGACCCTGACTTGCTTGCCAAGATCCCGCCAACTCTGCGACCCAAAGCAGGCTTTGAGGTTCACTTCTTGGATTCAGGTGACGACACCTGAGCAAGCAACAGCGTTGCCAGTTGGAACAACTGGTCCGCCTTCACTGTCACTAACCATTCCCCACCGTCTTCCCGCATAAATACCAGCGGGAGACGGTGGGGATCTTTTTTTGTGTCCTCATCGCACTGATCCATGAACCGGCAGGCGGCGATGCTCTTCCGCCGCTTGACCTCAATCCAAAGCGGGTCACAGCCCGCCACGTCCGGGTCCACGGCTCCGTCTGACTGGCGCGAGCGGCGGGCCTCAGTCCAGCCGAGCGACTGCATGACCTGCACGACCTCACGCTCACCCCGCTTGCCCTTGTCCCGCTGCATCTTTCCCATCAGAGACTCGCGAACTTATTGACCGGAATCATGTAGCAGGGTTCAACGTCGGCGCTGTCTCTGGTCTGCATCGTGCGTCCACCATACACCAACTTGGCTTGCCCCGGAACGTCGTGCAGGTGGGTGTAGTGGCAACCGCCATCCATCGTCCCGACCACGAATACCGTTGGCAACTTGAGCGACTGGTGATACTGGCAAGCAGTGTGAACCTTGCTCATTGACAGCATGATGGTTGGGTACTGGCCCCAGTTCATTCGGCGCATCTTGACTTCCGCAAAGCCAACGATTGCATCTGCCTTCGTGACTGCGAAGTCCATGCGGTAGGACATTGGCAACTTGTGGTACTCGATGTTCCACGCAGCAGCCAAGCGTTCCATGATTGCTTGCTCGTTGTTGCGGTCGTCTTGGTTCTCATACATCGTCCGGGTCATCGTCTTCATGCTCCTCGTCTCTTGCGTCACTCCAAAACCAATACTCAAGAAGCAGGACTGTGACTGCTCCAATGATGTGGTAGTCGTCCATGTCAAACTCAAGTTGCCAGTTGTCAATCAGTCGTCGTAGATCCTGCTTCATCTTTTCTGGTGGGGTAATCACAATGGCCTCGCTTGGTTGGCAACCAACTCAACTACTTGCTTGCTTGCTCCGTGCCCCACCACCCAGTCCTTGACATCAGAACCTTTGGATGGGTACATGATTCTAACCCGTGAGACTTTGGGCTTGAGCAAACTGGCAATAGACTTTGCCCCCTGCTTGCCGGGCTTGTCGTTGTCCGCAACGATCACCACGTCATGCTTCCAGCACAGCATCTTGGTGAGGAGAATCCCACCGCCATTGCAGGACGGGCGACCCACGGCAGGCAGGCCGATCTGGTGCAGCGCCAGCGTATCCGTTGGACCCTCAGCGACGTAGACACTGCCGTGGCTGGGCGGCTTTCCAACGTAGAACAGGCCAGCCCTGCTCCCCTTGACGGCGAACTTGTTCCCGTCTGGGGTGCGAAGCCTGATGCCGATCACGGCCCCGTTGCTGGCTCGCATCGGGAACGTGTACGCCGACTTCTTGGCTGACCATCCGACCTGCATATCTTCTAGTCCCCGCCTTCTGAGGCCCGTGGATAGGACGAGATGGTCATACATGTAGCCTTCCATGGCTGCGACACACTGATCGACGCCCCGTTGCCAGTCAATGTCCAGCGGCTCAGTGACCGCAACTGGTGCGGACACAGGCTTTGGCTGAAGCAAGGGGTTGATGACGTGAACCCAGCCCGCATCTCCTGCGCGCTTGTCACTCTCAACCCGTGGGCATATGGCTGTCGATCCATCCTTGGATACCAAGCACCAGTCAGGCTTGTTGCATATCGGGCATGGGTTCGCCCTGCTTACTCGTTCCCAGTCCGTACTCGTCATGCAACAAGTCCTTCGGGATTCCGGTTGAGTCCATCCATTTCTCCACCTCGTTTATCAATACTCGTCTGTGCCCTGACACTGGCAACCGATACCCGATCAGGTGGCCTTTGTCGATGGCGCGAATGATTGTTTGCTGGGACACACGAGCAACTCGTGCGATCTGTCCGGTAGTCAAACTGTCAACGTCAATCTTGTGCTTCATCAGTGAAACCCTTTTCTAATTGGAACCAAACGTTCTTGTTATCTATGCGTCTGCGTACTGCACCGTGTGATCTCCTATATCTGTATAGCACATCCTGCGTTATCACTAACGTCAGGAAGCGTGACAGCGACCCCTTGTTAGGGTCGAACCGCCGGTCGTAGGCTCTGCGTGCAATGACGTAGAACTCTGCAACCAACTCATCCTCATCCCATCTGGCGAACCGACCGTTGATCCTGTACTTCTTTGCAAGGAAGTACAGTAGGCCGAGGTGTTCATCCAGCGGGTGGCTCTGGCTTTTTCCATCCGCCATCTGCCAATTCCTGAATCATGTCCTTTGCTTGTTTTGCTGTGACTTTCTCATACGGCAATCCATGCTCCTTGAGTATTGCTTCTTGCTTAAACGACGGCCTGTTCAGTTTGCGACGTAGCATAATCTGATAGACCAGCGCGCCAGCCTGCTTGCGTGTCAGGCTCTCGGCTTCAATGCCATTGTTGGCAAGCATGATGATCTGCTTGTCCGTTGGCTTTTCTTTGGGGTTGGCAGTCACGACCGGGGCGAACCCAAGATCCTCAAACGGATCGACTGCCCTGCTTGTGTACGACGAACGCAACTTGACTTGCGCCCGGCGCAGGTTCTCCTGCTGGCGGGCAGCGTTCCTCTCCTCTGCCAGTTTCTCCTTGGCCTCGGCTTCTTCAAGCAACTCGATGGGATCCAGTTCTTCTTCGTCAGGCACACGCCTGCTTACTCTGTCGACCAGATCATCAGGTGCCCTGCCTGCCAACACATCAAACGTAGTGACAAGGCGGTGCCTTCCGGCGTTGCCCCTGAAGTCAAGGACAAGCAGGTCGGGCTTACTCGACTGGCCTATCGCCTGCTTGCGGGTCGTCGCACACGAATCTGATTGGGGTGGGGTCAAAGGCCTCGTCCCCCTGCCCACGCATTGCGTGTACCTCGCTCTCGATTTCGTGGCTGTGAACATCGCGACACATGCGACGGACGGCTGATCGAATCCCTCGACTAAGACTCCCACATTGACCATCCATTGCAACTTGCCTGCGGCAAACTGCTCCAACAATTCTTTGCGCTGCGTCTTTGGCGTCTTGCCTGATACCCATGCTGCACTCTCCGGCCTATGCCTGTTAATGATTTCTGCCACCAACTCGGCTTGCCGAACGGTGGCGGTGAAGATGATGGTGGGCCTGTCCCCTGCCAACTCAAGCGTCGGATGGATCATCCCGTGTAAGTTCTTCTCTTCCTCCAGCACCTCTGCCAATTGACTGGCGCACAGGTCGCCAGCCACTGTCTTGATCTGCGAGTAGTCAAGTGTCCCGACCCGCACAAACTTCTGCTTGATAGGTACAAGCCAGCCCTGATTGATGCCGTCCAAGATTGAATACTGGTAGCAGCAGGTATCAAATACTGTGCCCATCGCCATCTCATCTGAACGGTCAGGGGTAGCAGTGACGCCCACCACACGCAGACTTTTGTTCTGCTTCATGTAGTCAATGAACGTGCGGTAGGAATTACTGATCGCGTGGTGCGCCTCGTCAACAAGCAGGAGCGAGTAGTCGTTGGGGTCAAACTTGTTGTACCGACGGTGCCCAAGGATCTCGGACGTGAGGGTCTGGATACTGGCAAGCACAATGCTGGCCTTGCTTCCCGCCTTCGACTCCGCCTTCTCGATGGCTGGCACCACACCCAGCGTCTGCATGATCCGAGCCTCTGGCTGCTGGATCAACTCGGTGCGGTGGGCCACAAGCATGGCACGCCTGCCTGATGACAGGCAGCGCCGGATCATGTCGATCATGACCACGGTCTTGCCCAGCCCTGTTGCCATGACTACCAGCGTGGACTGGTTGCTGGCAAGGTCAGACCTTGCGGCATCAACTGCTTGGTTCTGATAATCACGCAGTTTCACAGCAGTTCGTCAGGCAGCAGCCTGTCCCTGTCTTTGTTTGACCAGCCAGTCTGCCCGCAGAAGGAGCAGCCATTGCCAGCGCAGACCTTGCACTGGTGGGTGGGCTTGACCAGCCTGAGTATCTGAATCATCCGCGCCCTGCACACAAGGAACTCTTCGTAGTCGCTGTCGCTGAACAAATGACCAGACATATCTCGCAACTCATCAACACGCCTGCACGCTCGTGTCAGGTGGTGAAGAGATTCACTTATGATCTCTCGTGCGTCTTCCTCGTCGTAGGTCATGAAGCCACAAATTACCAGACCTTCCGAATTTGTCAAGACCAAAACTTAAAATTTTTTCCTTGACAGCCTTGGAAGGGTTGGTACAATCCCTAACAGCACCACCTGATATGGGGTTGCTCTAGGAGAAACCATGGCATTACAGCACCTTGATGAGCAGGACTATCGTGCCCTACCTCATCTCAACCAATCCATTCTCAAGCATGGCCTACGGTCAATGCTGCACATGAAGAATGCAATGGAAGCCCCGTCCAAAACAACGGACGCTTTGATCTTTGGACAACTGGTACACACGCTGGTGCTTGAGCCGCATGCGTATGGCGAGCAGTTTGCTGTTGCTCCAGAGGTTGACCGCAGAACAAAAGCAGGCAAGCAGGAGTGGGAAGACTTTCTTGCTGTCAACCACGACCGCACCCCAATCAAGAAGGCTGACTACGACCGAGCCTGCGACATGATGGGGGCACTGCGTGCGCACCCTGTTGCCAGCACCTATCTCGAACGCATCAAAGATGCAGAGATTGCCTGCACATGGAAGCATGATGGCCTTGACTGCAAAGCCAAACTGGATGGGGTGATCCCCGGCAAAGGCAAGGCCAAGCCAATCATCGTTGACCTCAAGACAGCGATGGATGCTTCGCCCGCAGGCTTTGCCAACTCGGTAGCCAAGTTCAACTACCACTTTCAGCAGGCGTTCTACGTTGATGGCTATGCCCAGAACACCAAGCGCCGACCACGTTTCATCTTCCTCGTCGTAGAAAAAGAGCCGCCCCACGCGGTCGGCGTCTACACCTTGGACGAAGACGCTGAAAGAATCGGTAGAAAATCTTACGAATCTGTCTTGAAGCAGTGGAAATTGTGTTCCACTTCGGATAAGATTGAGGGGTACGGCAATGAAGTCAAGGAGATCAGCCTCCCCGGCTGGGCCGTACCAGACTCTGACATCATCATCTAACTCAAAGGAAACCTAGATGGACATTCGCGCAGCATTCCCTTCCAAGTATCTCAAAGCCGCAGACATCCCCGAACCTCAAGTCTTCACCATCCGTACCGTTGCTATGGAACGGATGCTTGACGGCACTCAGAAGCCAGCCATTGGCTTCCACGAAACTGAGCAGATGTTTGTTCTGAACAAGACCAATGCCAACCGCTGTGAGGCTATGTTCGGTTCCGACACCAACGCTTGGGCCAACCAACGTCTGGAGTTGTACAAAGACTTCGCTGAGTTCCAAGGCAGAACGGTTGATTCCATCCGCTGCCGCCAACCGCAGCAGGCCGCACCACAGCAAGCGGCTCCTCCTCCGCAGCAGCCTGCCGCACCGCCTGCATCGAACGACGATCTCCCGTTCTGATGTAAACCTCCTTGTTGGGTGGGGGCAGCAATCCACCGTTGCCCCCACCTTTAGCCCTCGGGCGACAAATCCTTTTTGACAGAGCGGTTCTGCCGCTCAACATCTCCCGCTCTGTCTGTTGCAAGTCAGGCAGAGCATTAGCCCTCGGGCGACAATCCACCCCCTCGCCAGCCCCCCTTCTCTTCTTGGGGGGCTGGTTCTTTCAAGGAGAAACCATGCCATATCACAGAGCAAAAGACCAATCGTCACGGGTCTGGTCATCCCGAATCACCGAAGAAGAACTTGCCACGGACATACCGCCAGTGGTTTGTTCCTGCGGAGAAGACATGGAATACCTTGGCTCCTTCATTGAGGCGGGCCACGGCTGGTCAACCTTTTCCTGCAAGTGCGGCGAGACTACTTCCGTAGGGAGCCTCGACCCTCGCTCACCTGTCTGAAGTCAGGACGGTTCAGATCTTCGGTCGCCTCCATCAGGATGCGGATTCTTTCTTCCAACTCTCCCGGCTCCCCGAACGGAACCTCTCGGTTGGTGAACTGGAATCGTTCGACCGCAGATTCAAGAGCCGTGGTTGGCACGTCATAATTGCGGAACTCTCCTTCAAGCAGGCTCTCAGTCAGATCTCTGCTTACTGCACCGAACGACATGCCCTGCCTGATCTGCCGATCACTGTAGCCCAGCGCACGCATGCCACCGACCAAACTCAACAGGTCTTTCTGCAAGTTCTGCCTTGCCCCGTTGTAGTGACCGACTGCTTCAATCAGGTAATCTTCATCTACACCTCTGGCTGTTCGGATAGATGCTCGATACCGTGATCCCAACTCCCGGTCCAACCTGTTGAACTCTGCCAACTTGAACAAGAAGGATTGCATCGGACTGATTGTCTCAGTCTTGAAGCCAGTTGCGTGCGTAAGAATCGAGTTGGCAAGGCTGTACCTTCTGCCGTAATCGTTGACTTGTCCAGTGGCAGCGCGAACAAAGTCAATGCCCTGACCAATGAAGCCCGGCTCGATACCACTCAGTACGTGCGTAAGCAACTGGCCTGCTTGATCGAACGTGCTTGTGCCCGGCTCGACGATGGCCCGACCATTCATGTCCTTGTTGCGTACCGCTTCGTAAGCAGCACCGAAGAACACCTCTTGCCCAATGAACGGTTGGAAGATCTGCTCAAGAGATTCAAGGATTGCCTTGTCTACATCTGAGTGTCTGCCTGCAAACAATGCGATGATTGGCTTGCGGAAGTAGACGAACGGGTCGACGTATCCGTAGTCGGTAAACTTGATCTCACCGTTCTCACCACGCTGGAAGAGCAACGTACTGTTGCGGTTCCAGAATGGAAGCATGCGTCTGATTGCTTCTTCCTCTTCATCGCTGATGCCTGACAAACTCTTGAACGCGATGGCTGCAATGGACGGCAGGCTCAACATGATTGCCAGCCCCATCATTCGGTTGCGTCCTGCCTTCTGGATCTCTGGATTAGAGTCAGACATCTCACGGCGTGCAAGCCTGATCCTGCCAATGGTTGTCCGGATCATCTCTGCTGTGTGCGAAGGGAAGGTGCCGACGATTGGCAGGCGACGCAAAGCAAGCACTGCTTCTGGAACCATCTCGTAGTTCGGCATGGTTTGCCCAACGATCTCCGCTGCCATCGCTTCGATCTCATCATCCTTCATGAGGGGATAGGCTTTCTTCAAACGCCCAGCCTCAATCTCGAAAGCAATGACTTTGAACACGTCATCTTCAAACGAGTACATCTGTTGCGTCTTGCCAATCACCCGTTGGGTCAGGCTTGATGTGTCACGACTGATGCGTCCAACACGAGTCAGGAAAGAACCAAGCGTCTCGTCCGCACCTGACTGGCGAATCATGTCTTCGATCTCAACCTCGAAGCCGTAGTTGACCACGCCCAGTTCAACCATGCGGCGGTATCGTTCGCGCCGCTTCTCATCAGTCACACCAAACAAGTCGTTGCCAGCAGCAGCGGTACTCCACCACTCACGCAAGTTGGTATCCATTGCGTTGCCGTTGAAGTATCCATTGGCAATCATGTGAGGTATGTTGCCAATGAAGTTCCGTGAGTGTGTCAGTGGTGACAGCACGGTCTTGCCATACTTGGTGAGCGCGTTGGCCTTGAAGATGAAGCCCATCAATCCACCAACGTCTGTCTTCTTAGGTTGCAGCAGGAACTCAAGAGCCTCCCGAACCTCATGCTTGACATACAAACCATGCAGCATGTAGTCAGGCTTGAACTTGTCAGGCGAATGGATGGCAACCCACTGGTCTCCCTCGCCAATAGGAATCATGTCGCCATGAACAATCCATCCTTGCTCAATACCCATGCCACGGATGTCAGCAAACAGACGGTGGTTCTCGATGACCGCTGCCATCTTGGTGATGGTGTTGGTGTAGTTCTTGAAGATGTTATCTTCTTCACCCATGAGGGCACGCAACGCCTTGCTAAAATCATCGTCGCCAATCCTGCGCTTCATCAGGATGCTGGCACCCTTGAGGTCAGACTCCTCAATGATTGACAGCATGGCAATGGGCGACTGACTCTCCGAGCCACGCATGAGTACGCTGTTTGCCAGCGCCGCTGCCATCGTTGGAATCTTGTCAGGGTCAAGTCGACCAGAGGCAATCTCGTCAGCGTACATCTTCTCGTACTCTTTGGTTGCCAGTTCGATGAACTTGTCTTTGACTTCTGCTGGTACGTTTTTTGCCCAGTCAGGTTCGCTAAACAACTTGTACGACCTGTTGACATACAGGCCCATGTTCTCACCGATCTTTGCACGCAAGCCATCAGGCAAGTCGAGGTTGTCTTTCAACGTAGCGGACATCTCATCAATGCTGTCACGCATGCCCCGCAAGGTAGCAAGCAAGCGAGGACTCATGCCCCTTGTCAATGGGTGTGGTCCGCTCACGTTGTAGTGGGTGCCATCGACAATGCTCTGCGGGATGCCAAGCAGCGTGTTGAGTTTTGCCATCACCGCTGCCTGCGACTCAGGAGTGACGTACTCCTCTGATACGATTTGTCTCAGGTCAATCAAGCGCTTGGCAGCACGGTCTTGCGCAGACTCAATGTGCCCCTTGCGCTGCATGTATCGTCGGAATGCGCCTTGTGGCAGGCCGCGACTGGTAGTGAAATACTTTCTGAACACCTCCCCGATTGACTTGGCAATCGAGTTGGCCTTTGGAACTGCTGCATCCAGCACGCCATCGCCAAACCGTGAGAACAGGACAGGGTTGCCTGCGTGTGCCTCGTCCTGAATCAACACATCTTTCGGATCAAACACAACTACAACCTGTGACTCTTGCCCAGAGTTGGAACCCATGCCATCACTCACATCTTTGAAGATGACACCGGCATAGCCATCGTCCCGTGCGTCGTTGATAACCTCTTGGAATTCGTCCGCATCGTAGTCAGAAGTCTGATGAACATACATCTCGCCGCGAACGTGGGCTTTTACAATCGAGTGAACCTTGCCCATTTTTCTGATTCTTTTGTCTAGTCTCTCGATATCTCCGGTAAGCATGTTCTGCTTCTGGATCGCCTTGTTGAGAAACAACTCTTCATCCTTATCAATCGGAACGTCATACAATTCTCTTTCTCGATCAACTTCAGCAGCCTTCTCAAGTACAGCAATCCCTTCTTCTACATTGATGGTTCCGTACTGAGTCATGGCTGCGCGAAGGATTTGAGCGCCAGTTGGGTACGTTGCCAACTCTGCGGTGAACGCTTCAGACAGCATGTTCACTTCGTAAAGGTGTTTCATGTGGCCTGACTTGTACTGGTCGGTTTGGTCTAACTCAAACTGGAGAGTATTCAGGGCCACATCATTGAGGTTCGGCATGATCCGGGCTGGCTTCAGATTGTCTGACAGGCTTTCGATATCCGCAATCAACTCATCAACCGTGCTGAACTCTCTTGTGGTTGGACGCCTGCGATGCATATTTTCCAGAACAATCTTTGCTTGCTCTGGATCGTTTTGGTTCATTTGTTTCAGATGGTCTAGGAACGGCGTACCCTTCGGCTCCAAACTCAAACCAAAGTCAGGGTCGGACGCAATTTCTTCCAGCATGTTTTCGTAATCTTGCTGGGCCTGATACCTAAACTTCTGGTGGTACTGTCGAAGATTCTTGACAGTATCACGCATGCCCTTGGCCTGCTTGCGCGGGCTGGCAGACTCAGATACAACCTGTGACAGCAAGTCTTTGAGAGCAAGCATGTCTCCATCGAGAACCGTGCTTGGGTCTGTCACTTGCTTTAACTGCTCCGCTACTTGGGTTGCATCATCAAAATTGCCGCGAGTACCGAAAGTCGCGTCGTCGTTGTAGAAGTCACCCATGGTGGCATAGGTAGCAAGCATCTCGCCACCAGTGGTACGCGCCAGCATCTCGCTAGTAACAGCAGGCTCCAGCGGCAACTGACGCCTGATGTCAAACTTGAATTGCCTGCCGATACCATTCGGAAGTACCAGTCGGTACTTATCGTTCATATCCCTGTACTTCTTTGGGATATCTTTGTAGTCAAGCGGACGGAACGAAAACAGGTCGCCAAAATCCGTATCGCCTATGATCTCTGACTTTCGATAGGACGCATAGAAGGATGGGTCAAGAATCAAAGCCCTTTTGAACTCTGACGTGTTGAGGCCAAGGACTTCTAACTCTGCATCTGCCTGCACCTTAGCCCTTTCTATCATGTCGATAACGGACTCGTGATACTCCGCAACTTTGCTTGCGGTTTCCTCAGGGGTCTCCCCAAGTTCTGTCTGATACTGCTCAAGGCTTACTGCCACCGCATCTTCAATTTCTTTTGCATAACCCCTTGCCACCATCTTGTCAGTGGTAAGGAAGATGCCAGCCTCTGCGTCCTTTGCCCCCGTGAACGAACCGAACTTATCTTTCTTGAAGTCTCCACCTTCAAGCCCGTACTTCGATTGCGTGCCGTGGTAGAAGGTGACAACCCCGCTGTCAGAATCCGTATCCACTGTCTCGATGGTTGTTCTCTCGCCAAAGTCCTCTGTCTCAGCAGAGCGGTCGGCGTAGGCGTTCATTCGTTCGAGGGTGAGGGGCTTTCTTTTGAAGGGGTTTCCGGGTTTTGATCCGTCAGGTTCGACTCCGAGGGACCAGAGTTTTCCTGCTTCGGAGTTGATATCAGCGCGGGCAAACCTGACTCCGCCGACTTCGACTTGGGCGCGGGAGAAGAAGAGTTCTCCCTTGTAGCCGCGCTCCGTAAGGAATTCATTTCTCGCTTGGCGTATCCTTCTGCGTAGAGAATCTGCATTCCTTCCGGCAACAGACTCTGGCCCGGGAGCATGCTTCGATTTGCTGATGAATCTGTTGGGGATGTCCGCCCCGACAACTTCATATTTTTCCCCGAGTCTTCTCTCGATTTCATTTAGGTTTTCCTCTGTGATGGATTCTGTTGAGCCATGGTAGGCCAAGCCGATTTGCTTGCGAGCCACGTCAAACGGGAAACTGAAACTGGTCATCTCAGCGTAGCCCGCTTCGGTGAACACGTCCTGCATTACCTTTGTGATGCGGTCAAAGTCTCTCTTGCTAGCCGGACCCTTGATAACAATACCGTTCGGCGCTTGCCCCTCATCAACCACCTTGATGCTTTCGACAACTCCAACGCCGTGCTGGTCAAGCACGTAAGCAAGAGTTGCTGCTGCTGCGTCTGTCTGCTTCTCGCCAGCCTCGTCAATAAAGACTTGCAATCCGGGGTTGAAGTCGCCCATCCACCACCCTCGGACAACATCCACTGAACCAAGCAAGTCAACGTTGAGGTCTCTGCCAATAGTGTTCCACTCCTCGTTGAGAATCTTGGCAGCCTGCTGCTCAAACTTTCTGCGCTGTGCGTAAGGGAGTTTGCCAAAGAATTGTGCCTGCTCTCCTTCTTGCATTGCATCCGGCTTGCTTTCACCTGTCAGCCTTCGCGAGAAAAACAAGTCCTGCCGCATGTTGTGCGACATCATGTTGGTGGTGATGTTTGCCATGCGTGCCATTGACTTGGAGGAGTCAGGGTTTGGCATTACCGGGGTGGTAGGCAGCAACATGCCAAGCGCATCGCGCATCTGGAACATGTCAAATTTTGCCCCACTGATCTTGATGTCTCCAAGTTCCACCCCGTACTTAGACATGACTTGATTGATGTTGCTGTCTAGCAGAGTTCTGAATGCAGGATTGGCAACATACTCAGCCATGTACTCAAGCATGGATGACATGCCGTACTCGCCGGTAAGCATCCCTTGTGCATACGGCATCCTGTAATCCATGATTGCGCCAAAGTTGTTCAAGAGTCCAGAATTGGCTGCATCTTGGAAGAACTCTACAGCCGCAATGCGCAGGTTCCCCGGGTTGGACTTCATTACGCTCTCTGCCAACTTATGGAGATCTGTCAGAGCATCACGATAGTCAGGGTCTGTGATGTTCTTTGTCAGCGTTTTGTAATCGGTAAGCAGAGAAACAAAGTGGGCAACCATGAAGTCGTTGGCTACATATGCAGTTGACCCGTATCTCATCTTTGCCAACTGCGCACGCTGCTCCGGTTGCAGGCGAGAGACTGGTCCTTCTACCGCAAGCATTTCCTTGTTGCCTGAAAGTTTCAACGTTTCCTTGTTTGACGTTGCCAGTGCGGCTAGGGACGGGAGGGCGTCCAAGATGATGGTCAACTCGGCACCAAGGTGGTTGCTCTCGTCCATCATGCCGACGGCTTTCGGATCTATGTTCACCAAAGAATAGAGGTCGGTGTTTTCTTTCGGAGTAACCCATGCCGGGTTAGTCGGCACCACTTCTGCCAGTGTGAAAGAGATCGTGTTCTGGCTAACGGCGTGCGTGTATTCGTGCAGGATTGTTGCCACTGCGCTTTCCAAACCCGCCGTCTTGCGCTCAGATCTATCCATGTCGATGGACATAAGATCCATGCCTGAAGCCGTAGAGAAACTTGAGTGCGTGCCAACTGCATCGGTTGTATTTGCAAGCACTCCGGTCGGGTTGAAGTGGACAACGGAGTTCTCAGACATGCTGCCAGCGCTGTTCAGCAAAGATTTGGCAGTAGCCTTAGACACGTCAGAAATAAATTCTGACTCTGCAACACGTTTCATCAGGGTCTTTGTGTAGTAGGTGACGCCGAAGTTAGTCGATAGAATCGGCGTAATTACACGCTTCATCTCAAGCATGAAGGCAAAGCGGTCAATGTTGCCAGCGATGAGATCGTCAACCAACTGGTCTGTCTGGAGACCTGCTTCCAAGGTAGCGGCCTTCGCGTTCAGAACCATCATGGATGCTTCGTCTTTGGTTGCAAGTCCGAACCTATACAGTTCGTCCGCCATCTCCACTTGATCCTCAAGCATGAAGACCATTGTGTTCCGCATGTTGTCTTTCAACACAGTCAAGTCAAGGTTGGGATCGTTGAGATCCATAGCGGACAACACACGCACAGGGCTTTCGAGGTTCGACCCATCCAGACCAAAGTAGTCATCAATGAGTCTTTGCCCCATAATTGCACCCATGCCTGCGATGGGCAGGCCGCTTGCCAGACCATCCCGCTTGAGTTGCGCAACCCTTGGATCTTTCTTCCGCCGTTGATTGACCACAGGGTTGAGTGCGTGCTTCGGGTCGTCGATATCGTCATCAAGAAACCCTGCGATTGGAGGCCGCATAGATCCCGAGCGCTCCCCAATCGCGTCAACAGTCAGCGATGTTGAGATTGACGGGCGCTGACTGTCAACGTCTGCTCTTGAGAACATTGGCTGGGTAAGCGTGCCCACGTCAAGCGCACGCACCCGGTTGGAAATAGCCCTGTCCAGCCGAGCCGACAGGTTTCTCGCCTTCACGGTGGCATCGTCAGAGAATGGAGAGCGGATTGCATCTGCAATCAAATCAGACTCGCTGCCAGCCATGCTGCCCATAGCCAGACGTGCCTTGACGCCCTGCCGCTGGGGCCGGTATGTCCCAGTGCGTCCAAAGAACTGCCGATATAGATCGCTAGGGGTAGCAGAAACGCCATTCTCAGCCAGTTCTGAGGTCGTTTCTGTGCCATAAACAGCGCGTCGGCGGGCGATACCAGCCTTGATTTCGTCCGTCATCTCAACAGGAGTGCGCGCAAACATGGCAGCAGGCGTGCCAGTTTCATCAGGATCGACAGCCGTCTCGGGATTGAACTCCGAATCCAGTTTGCCGAACGTCTGACTAATCTCTACGAACGATCCGTCTTCGACTCGCTGCGAGTGGCCTGCCATCATTTCGTGCAAAGCATCCCAGCGGTCACGGGTTTCCCAGTCTGCGTCTTCTGGGGTGAAATCAATCAAAGACCGCAAGGTGTTCTTCATCCGACGGATGACTGGGATGTTGCGACTGTCGTTTGCAAGAGAAGTGATAACACCGCGTGCTAAGTCTGGGTTGGCAGTAGCCATGCGCTGGATGTAGTAGGCACCAGTCTCTTCCAAGAT